GGTCGTAAGGTCCGTAACTTAGTAGGAAGTGAGCAATATGCGAAGATATTCCCCAATGTCAGCCTTAGATCTGATAGTAAGGCTGCTGGTCGTTGGTCCACTAGCGGTGATGGTGAGTATTTTGCTATTGGTGTTGGCGGTACTGTTACTGGTAAAGGTGCGGATTTGCTCATTATTGACGACCCGCACTCTGAACAAGAAGCCGCGATAGCTGCAACCAACCCAGAAGTCTACGATAAAGTCTTTGAATGGTACAGTTCTGGCCCAAGGCAGCGTCTCCAGCCTGGAGGAGCCATTGTAATTATCATGACTCGTTGGTCAAAACGGGATTTAGTAGGGAAAATCCTTAAAAGTTCCATCGAAAGAGACGGAGAAGAGTGGGATGTTATTGAATTTCCTGCTATTTTGCCCTCTGGTAACTCATTATGGCCCGAATTCTGGCCTGTAAAGGAGCTTTTAGCCCTTAAAAACGAACTTCCAGTAGCAAAATGGAACGCTCAGTATATGCAACAGCCTACATCCGAGGCTGGAGCGATGGTAAAGCGGGAATGGTGGAAGATTTGGGAGAGAGATGTACCGCCTAAGTGTGAATTTATTATCCAATCTTGGGATACTGCGTTTACTAAGAGCGAACGCTCAGACTATTCAGCCTGCACTACATGGGGAGTTTTCTATTTAAATGAAAACTCAGAAGATCCCAACATTATTTTGTTAGATGCCCTTAAGGATCGGTTAGAATTCCCAGAGTTAAAAGCAAAAGCTTTGGAAATGTACAAAGAATGGGAACCAGATGCGTTCGTTGTGGAAGCAAAAGCAGCAGGATCTCCTTTGATTTATGAACTTCGAAGGATGGGCATTCCTGTATCAGAGTTTACACCTACTAGGGGTAATGATAAAATAGCTCGCATGAATTCAGTAACAGATTTGTTTTCATCTGGCAAGGTTTGGGCGCCAAATCGCAGATGGGCAGAAGAGGTTATAGAAGAGATGGCTGCATTCCCAAATTCCGAACATGACGACTTGGTGGACTCTAGCACTCAAGCATTAATTAGATACAGAAAAGGCGGTTTCATCAACCTTCCAAGCGATGAACCTGACGAGCCTGTACACTTTAGACGCAAAGCAGCATACTACTAGGAAACATTATGGCTATTGAAAAAAGTCTTTACCAAGCACCAGTAGGTCTGGATGCTTTAGAACAAGTTCCAGAAATTGAGATTGAAATTGAAGATCCAGAATCTGTGAGCATTGGAATTGATGGCTTAGAAATTGAAATTGAGCCAGAAAAAGAAAAAGATGATGAGTTTGATAAAAACTTAGCAGAAGATATGTCTGATGGCGATTTGCAAGAACTTGCCAGCGATTTAATTGGTGACTTTGAAGATGACGTTTCCGCTAGAAAAGATTGGATTCAAACTTATGTAGATGGTCTTGAATTGTTGGGCATGAAGATTGAAGAACGTGCTGAACCATGGGAAGGAGCTTGTGGTGTCTATCATCCCCTTTTATCTGAAGCGCTTGTTAAGTTTCAAGCGGAGACAATCATGGAGACGTTTCCAGCTGCTGGCCCTGTTAAAACGCAGATCATCGGCAAGGAGACTCAGGAAAAGAAAGATGCTGCGCTCCGTGTCCAAGATGACATGAACTACCAGCTGACAGACGTAATGACCGAATACCGCCCAGAACATGAGCGCATGATTTGGGGATTAGGTCTATCAGGAAACGCATTTAAAAAGGTATACTTCGATCCTGCGCTTAACCGCCAAGTATCAATGTTTATCCCTGCGGAAGATATCGTTGTTCCTTATGGAGCTTCATCTTTAGAGTCTGCACCCCGTGTTACCCATGTAATGCGCAAGACCGAGAACGAAGTAAAACGGTTACAATTTGCAGGCTTTTACAGAGATGTAGAGCTAGATGAGCCAGACTCATCTTTGGATGAAGTAGAAAAGAAAATTGCAGAAAAAATGGGATTCCGTGCTACTACGGATGACCGTTATAAACTCTTAGAGATCCATGTGGATCTAGACCTTCCGGGGTACGAAGACAAAGAGGATGGTAAAGAAACTGGCATTGCTCTGCCTTATGTAGTAACAATTGAAAAAGGCACAAATACCGTTTTATCTATCCGCAGAAATTGGAGACCAGAAGATGAAACAAAGCAAAAACGTAATCATTTTGTACATTACGGGTATGTTCCAGGTTTTGGCTTTTACTGTTTTGGCCTCATTCATCTTGTGGGGGCTTTTGCTAAATCAGGAACATCTCTCATCAGGCAGCTCGTGGACTCAGGCACATTATCAAATTTGCCAGGAGGATTTAAGACTCGTGGTCTGCGAATTAAAGGTGATGATACCCCGATAGCACCAGGAGAATTTAGGGATGTCGATGTTCCATCTGGAGCATTAAAAGACAACCTAATGCCACTTCCATATAAGGAGCCTAGCCAAGTTCTTTATAGCTTGTTAGGAACTATAGTAGAAGAAGGTCGTAGATTTGCTTCTGCCGCCGATCTTCAGATTTCCGATATGTCAGCCAACTCTCCAGTTGGTAGCACATTGGCTATTTTGGAGCGCACTTTAAAAGTAATGTCTGCGGTTCAATCTCGCATTCACCACTCGATGAAACAGGAGTTAAGACTTCTTAAAGAAATCATCCGTGATTACACTCCAGAAGATTATGACTATGAGCCAGAAGAAGGTAGCCCAAAAGCTAAACAATCTGACTATGACATGGTTACGGTTATTCCTGTCAGCGATCCTAATGCCGCAACAATGGCACAAAAGATTGTTCAGTATCAAGCAGTTCTCCAGTTAGCTTCTCAAGCACCACAGATCTACAATCTGCCACAGTTGCACCGCCAAATGTTAGATGTTCTTGGTATTAAAAATGCCCAAAAACTCATTCCATTGCAGGAAGATCAAAAGCCTGTAGATCCAATTACTGAGAATATGAATGCCGTAACTGGAAAGCCATTAAAAGCATTTATTTACCAAGATCAAGATGCTCACATTACGTCTCACCAAAACTTCTTGCAAGACCCAACTACAGCCGCAATGATTGGTCAAAACCCTATGGGTCAACAGATCACCGCCTCTTTGCAGGCTCACATTGCAGAACACTTTGGATTCAAGTATCGCCTGCAAATTGAGCAACATTTGGGAGCACCATTACCTTACATCAAAGAAGAGGACAAAGACGGAATTTCAGAAGAATACGAAGTTCAGATCTCTCGTTTGGTTGCTCAAGCTTCTACTCAGCTACTACAACAAAACCAAGCTGTTGCTGCAAAACAACAAGCAGAACAGCAAATGCAAGATCCAATTATCCAAATGCAAATGCAAGAACTTCAGATTAAGGCAGAAGAGCAGAAGCGTAAGGAAGCCAAAGATTTGGCAGACAACCAGTTTAGACAACAACAGCTGGATCTTGAGCGTGAAAAGATGATGAACCAAAATGAAATTGAAGGCACTCGTTTGGGCGCACAAATTTCCAAAGACAAAGACTTGGCAGATCGCAAGTCTGAATTTGATGGTACGAAGTTAGGTGTAGATATGGCTCATATGAAAGAACAAATCGATGTTCAAAAGGGTCAAATTGCAGCTCAATTAATTGCAGCCGAAATAAACGCCAAGGCAAACGAAAAGGCGCAAGAGGCTAACCAAAAGAAAAGCGAGAGTAAAAAATGACAGGCTTAGAACTGTTGACTAAACAAATAGACGAAAAAGTCGAACAACTCAAAGAAGCAACTGCGAACGGCAACTTTGAGGCATTCGATGATTACAAAAAAACCTGTGGTGAGATTCGAGGTCTGCTAACTGCAAGGGGATACGTATTAGACCTCAAAGATAGATTGGAGAACTCGGATGAGTGAAACTCTCGACTTAAATAAAGCAGTAGATTTAACGCAGCTGCTTGATAAGTCAAATGAAGAAAAGGCAACACAACTACCAAAACCATCTGGATATCGCATTTTATGTGCTATTCCAGAGGTAGAAAAAGAACACGAAGGCGGGATTCTAAAGGCAGACGAAACTGTCCGAATTGAAGAAACGCTAACAACCGTGTTGTTTGTAGTAGCACTAGGTCCAGACTGTTATGCAGATAAAGACCGCTTCCCTACTGGCCCATGGTGTAAAAAAGGCGATTTTGTCCTTGTACGCCCGAACGCTGGTACACGCTTAGTAATACATGGGCGTGAATTTAGAATCATTAATGATGATTCCATAGAGGGAATAGTAGACGATCCTCGTGGTATTAAACGAAAATAAGGAGCTTACGATATGGATGGATATAAATTTCCAGACGAAATCGAAGAAAAAAAAGTAGACGAACCTACTGAAAATTCCGATGATTTTGAGATTGAAATTGAAGACGATACCCCACCCCAGGACAAAGGACGCAATCCTTCTGAACCTGAGTTTGTGGAAAAGTTGGAAAAAGATGAATTAGATGAATATTCTGCAGAAGCCAAAAAGAAAATTGATGGCTTTAGGAAGATTTATCACGATGAGCGCAGAGCTAAAGAAGCTGCCGAGCGTGAACGCCAAGAGGCTTTAAACATCACCCAAAAGCTTTATGAAGAAAACAAAGCCTTAAAAGGCAGAGTTAGCTCTACAGAAAGCGTTGCGATTGATGGCATAAAGTCTACCGCAGAGCAGGAATTAGCTATGGCTAAGAAGGATTACCGTGATGCTTATGAGTCAGGTGATGCTGAAAAGTTAGTAGATGCTCAAGAAAGAATGACCAACGCTAAGATTAAAATTGATCGGGCAAATGATGCTAGTGAAAATTTAAATCATCGTAGGGCTTTACAAGAGCAAGAAAATGATGTACAAATACAACAAAGGTCACAGCCACGGCCTCAACCTGATCAAAAAGCCACAACGTGGCAGGAACGAAATCCTTGGTTTGGTCAGGATGATGAAATGACTAGTTTAGCTTTAGGGCTGCATGAAAAGCTTGTAAAGCAGAACGGCATGGCTTATGCTACGACTGATGAGTATTACAAACGTATAGACGAAACTATGCGTAAACGGTTTCCTGAGAATTTCGAGGAAACTCAAGTTGACGATGAAAAGAGCGCGGCTCGGACGAAACCGAGTACTGTAGTTGCCCCGGCAAGCCGTAGCACATCTTCGAAAAAGATAAGGCTAACAACTTCCCAGCTATCCATAGCGAAGAAACTTGGCTTAACCCCAGAGCAGTACGCCCGTGAACTTTTAAAGGAGGCCTAAAATGGCTGAGAAAAGAATTGCCCGTGAGTTAGATAATCGTGAAGTTAATGAGCGTCCTAAGCGGTGGATGCCACCAGATCTTCTCCCTGAGCCTGATAAACAGGCTGGTTATACATACCGTTGGATTCGGGTTTCAATGCTAAATGCAGCTGATCCACGCAATATCTCATCGAAACTGAGAGAAGGCTGGGAACCAGTAACAATTGAAGAACAACCCAAATTGAAACTGTTAGCCAAACGAGATGGTGAATTTGCAGGAAACATCGAAATTGGCGGGTTATTGTTATGCAAGATTCCTACTGAATTTGTGGAACAACGTAAGCAACATTACGATCAAATCACAAATCAACAGGCGGAAGCTGTAGACAGTAGCTTAATGCGTCAAAGCGACCCAAGGATGCCCCTCTTTAACGAGAGAAAATCTACGACTAGCTTTGGTAAAGGTTCTTAATTTTTTAGGAGATTTAAATGGCTTATCCTACAGTATCGGCCCCATACGGCCTAAAGCCTATTAATCTTATTGGTGGTCAAGTCTTTTCAGGCTCGACACGTTACCTACCTATCCAGTACGGTTACAACATCAATATTTTTTATGGCGATGTAGTTTCAACAACTAAAGGCTATGTAACTCGTTTAGCGGTAACCGATGGCGGAACTTCTGCTACTGGTGCGCCTAACTATGGTCAAGTTGGTGTTTTCCTTGGTTGTACCTACACAAACCCAACTACTAAGCAAAAACAATTTGCTCAGTATTGGCCAGCAGGTACATTAGCTGGCGATTGCCAGGCTGTCATCTGTGACGATCCTGATACTTTGTTTAAAGTAGCAGTAGTTACTGCCCAAGGCGGCACATCAATTGGTTCTGTAAACAACTTCCAAGTTGGTACAAACTTAATTGCTTCAAACTTAGCTGGTAACACAAACACAGGTAACTCTTCAAACGGTGTAGTTTCTACTACCGCTTTGTTGACAGCTACAACCTTGCCATTCCGTTTGGTAAGCGTAGTTCCTGATACTGCTATTACTAGCTCTGTCGTATCCACTAGCGCTGTAACTTCTACAACTATTGCTTGCACAGGTGGTCTATCTGTTGCATTGCCAGTAGGTACTGAAGTTGGTTATTTAGCGCCTAATGGTCAGTACGTTGGTACAGGTTCATTCGTTTCATCCGCAGCTGCTGCTGGTGCAACTTCTGTAACTATCAACGCCCAAGCAACAACTGTTAACGCTGGCGGTGCTACACCATCAAACGTAACAAGCATTGCGTCTGGTACAACATTCGTATTTACTCAATATCCCGAAGCTATTGTGAAGTTCAACTTCGGTATCCATGAGTATTACAATGCTACTGGCTCAACTCTCGGTTAATTAAGGAGCATTTAAATGGCTATTTCTCGTGCACAACTACTGAAAGAGTTGCTCCCTGGTTTGAACGCTTTGTTCGGCTTGGAGTATGCTCGCTACGGTGAAGAACATAAAGAGTTATATGAAACAGAAACTTCTGAGCGTTCTTTTGAAGAAGAAACAAAACTGTCTGGTTTCTCAGCAGCACCTGTCAAAAACGAAGGCTCTGCCATCGCTTATGACAATGCTCAAGAAGCATGGACAGCTCGCTACAACCACGAAACTATCGCCCTTGGCTTTAGCTTGACTGAAGAAGCAATCGAAGACAACCTCTACGATTCTTTATCAGCTCGCTACACCAAAGGTCTAGCTCGTGCTATGGCTTATACCAAACAGGTTAAAGCTGCTGCTACATTGAACAACGGTTTCTCTGCTGCCTATCCAGGTGGCGATGGCGTTGCTCTATTTAGCACATCTCAC